TATAGGAGAAAAGGAGATCCAGGCTGTGTATGACTATCCCAACGCGGAGGACGCAACGTCACTCGTCCGGGACGGAACGAAGAAACTGACGGAACTCATCAGCACAGACGAGATGGAAGTATCGATCGAAGAAGGGTCAGACATAGATGTCGATATAGGGGATGTGGTTGGAGGTCACGATTACATCACCGGCATTGACGTGAAGGTAACAGTGACGAAGAAGGTCCTGAAGATCATAGGGGGCGTTTCTTCAGTTGAATATGGATTGGAGGAGATAAAGTGAAGATCGTAACAGGATACAGAGGAGAGCCCCATATCACCAGTCAGGACCATCAGAGCTTCTACCAGGGGGTGTTTGGAAGGCAGATGTACGTCCTGGGAACGGGGAACGAGTTTGAAGCACAGCTTACAGATACCAACACGATCACGGTCAGTGACGGGGACGGGATCATGCAGGGCTGCCATTTCAGGATAGACCTTGGAGAAGAGGAGAACATCGTGATGCAGCCCGGGAGCAGCGGCATGTATCGGAATGACCTGCTGGTTGCCAGGTACTCAAAGGACGCGGCTACAGGCGTGGAGGATGTGAGCCTTGTGACGATCACGGGGACACCTTCGGAGGGAACTCCGTCGGTACCGTCATACAACACAGGGGAGATAGTAAATGGGGAGACAGTAGATTTTCCTTTATACAGAGTGCATTTCAGCGGCTTTACGATTGACGACATCGTGCCGCTGTTTTTTATTATGCCATCCCTGGAGGCAGTCTATCAGAGCCATGAGGCTCTGGCGGATATTGTAGACGGACTTCTTTCATGGAAATTTGCTGCATCATCGACAGGGTCTAATACCGTACAGATGCCGCTTGCATCCGTCCATGAGATCGGTGTAGTCACTAAGCTGACTATGGCCAGCAACAATTCCCCTGTCTATCTGTCGAAGGTTATTCCGGATGCGTTTATTGACCGCGATGGGACATATTCACACTTTGCAACAAGATGGGGGACTGCATTTGACGGTGATGTGGTCTGGGTGGCGTATAAACAGAACGGCCGCACCTATATAAGGCTTAACAATGCGTACAACGGAAAGACCAACGTACTGGGAAACTGCACATCCTGGTTTTACTACAGGTAAGGAGGAGCAACATGAAGGAGTTTTGGAACATGATACAGATCATATTTACAGCTGTCGGCGGCTGGCTCGGCTACTTTCTGGGAGGCTGTGACGGACTTCTCATCGCTCTGGTGGTGTTCGCCGTAACGGATTACATCACTGGCGTCATGTGTGCCATCGCTGACAAAAAGCTATCCAGCGAGATCGGATTCAAAGGAATCTGCAGAAAAGTAATTATATTCATGCTGGTGGGCATCGCCCACGTGCTTGACGTCAATGTGATCGCCACCGGGAGCGTGCTCCGGACGGCGGTCATTTTCTTTTATCTCTCCAATGAGGGCGTAAGCCTTCTGGAGAACGCAGCGCACCTGGGCCTTCCGGTTCCGGAAAAGCTCAAGGACGTACTGGAGCAGCTCCACGACAGGGCTGAGAAAGAAAAGGAGGAAGAGTGATGGCTTATACGAAAAGCAAGTTGGTAGTCCATACAAAACTGAGTCCGAACCATTCCGGACAGAGGACCCACAGCATCGACAGGATCTCACCTCACTGCGTGGTGGGGCAGGTGACTGCCGAGAGCCTGGGGAACCTCTTTGCACGCGCCTCCTATCAGGCGTCGAGCAACTACGGCATCGACAAGGATGGCCGTGTAGGCCTTTACGTGGAGGAGAAGAACCGTTCTTGGTGCACCTCGAGTAGTGCTAATGACCAGAGAGCAGTGACGATCGAATGCGCATCCGACACATCCAGTCCTTACCGGATGAATGATGTGGTATATCAGACGCTCGTGGGGCTCTGCGCAGATATCTGCAGGCGGAACGGGAAGAAGAAATTGCTCTGGTTCGGGGACAAGAACAAGACCCTGAACTATTCTCCGGCATCCGACGAGATGGTCATCACGGTCCACAGATGGTTCGCCAATAAAAGCTGTCCAGGCGATTGGCTCTATTCCAGGCTGGGCGATCTGGCTCAGAAGGTCACGGCAGAGCTGGGCGATGCTACAGCGCCTGCTGGGACGGAGGTTATGCTTGTCAAGGGCGACCGGGGCGGCGCCGTAGAGGAGATGCAGAAGATGCTGATCGCCTGCGGATACTCCTGCGGTAGCTGCGGAGCGGACGGAATCTTCGGTAACGATACGCTGAAGGCAGTCGAGGCATTCCAGAGGGCAGCAGGACTCTCTGTGGATGGTATCTACGGCCCTAAATCAAAAGCGGCTCTGACAGCAAAGTACCAGAACAGGGGAAAAACGGATGCCAAGCCTTACACAGAAGCCTTCATTGAGAAGGTAGCTCCTTTGGCACAGGCAGATCAGAAGGCAAAAGGGATCTTGGCATCTATCACGCTGGCGCAGGCAATCCTTGAGTCCGGATGGGGACGCAGTGAGCTGGCCGTTAATGCCAACAACCTCTTCGGTATGAAGAAGTCGCTTTCCGGAAACACCTGGACAGGATCCACCTGGGACGGAAAGAGCGTTTACAGCAAAGAGACGAAGGAAGTGTATGCTTCTGGTCCTGCAACTGTGCAGGCGGATTTCAGGGCGTATAAGTCCTGGCAGGATTCCGTTAGTGATCATTCCGCCTATCTTCTTGGCGCCAGAAAGGGCAGCGCCCTCCGGTATGAAGGGCTGAAAGGCTGCGCGGATCATCGTAAAGCAGCGCAGATCATCAAGGATGGCGGATACGCCACCAGCCCCACATATGTGGATAAGCTCTGCAGCATCATTGGAGAGTGGAAACTCACGCAGTACGATGTGATGGATACTCCTACAAAGAAGGAAGAGAAGCCGGATACCGCCGCTATGGCGATCACGATCTATGTGCCGGGCTTTACGACAAGCAGGAGCGATGAGCGGCATGGAGACGGCATGGTGATCCACAGCGAATCCGGCCAGACGTTGGTCATTGACGGATTTGACGGCGGGGCGCCTACTAAGTCACTGATCAGCTACCTGAAAAAACATAATTATAAGGAACTGCACCTAATGCTGTCCCATCCTCATTACGACCACTACAAAGGACTCCGGATGATCATGGCGGACAGCTTTTTCAGTATCAAGACCTTTTTCTGTTATGACCCGGACAGCATCAAACATGGCATCGGAAGCAGCGCCAATGGAAGATCCGTCAAGGAAGACTATGACAACCTGAACGCCTGCATCAACCAGGCAAAGGGGAGAGGTGCCACGATCGACTATCTGGATACGGGAAGATATGTGGTTCTTGGTGATATCGAGTTCAAGGTGTGGAGGAAGCAGCCGACACACTTCACGGACTTGGATGACGGTAACGCCTATGCTTTCACCAATGACGGGTCCTTATGCTGCTATTTCTCGAAGCTCAGATTCCTCACTACTGGTGACGGCCCTACAGATCTGAAGGAAGCGATCGCGTACTTTGGTGACAAGGTCTATGTCCTGAAGGTTCCCCATCACGGAAACAGCTGCTCGAAGAGCAATGCTCAGGCAGCAAGAAATGCCGGCTGCGTAATCGCCTTTGAGACCAACATCGAGTCAAAGGGTCCCGGTACAACGGACTTTACGGCGTATGGAGCAAGGCGCCTGATCGAGCAGGGCGTAAAGGTCCTGATGCAAAACAAGGATATCATTATGACAGCTTCCGGCGGAAAGCTTACCGTGAGGCAGGGCGGAAGCACCTGGACGTTCGATGTACCTTACGATGGAAAGCCTGCACAGCTCTACCGCGTCAGGAAGAGCTGGTCCAACGTGAACTCCCAGATCGGCGCTTACAGCATTCTTGCCAATGCGAAGGCAGCAGCAGATAAAGCTGGTAGCGCCTATGGAGTGTTTGACTGGAACGGGAAGGAGGTCTACAGGGCATCCGGAGTAAAAGATCCGTATCTCGTCCGAGTGACGAAGGTGATGGATATACGGAAAGGGCCGGGGACAAGCCACGGTAAAGCTGAAAGGAAGTGTCCCGCCGGGATCTTTACGATTGTTGAGGTGAAGGGTGACTGGGGAAGGCTTAAGAGCGGAGCCGGATGGATTCAGCTCAGCAAGACGGAGAAGATTTGAGTAGTGAAAAGCCTGAGGGTTGTATCGGAGAGATACGGCTCACAGGCTTTTCTTTTGTTGACAATATATATATATATATAATTTTATTTGGGTATTTGTGCATTATGTATGCTTACATTTGTGGGCTGTGAGCCCACCAATTTTTTCAGAAAATAACAGATAATTAGTAAAGTCAGACTATTGATAATGTGTTTATAGCTTCGAAGAGTATACGGTTTTTAAATGGAGGAAAAGGTGGACTTTAAAAAAAAGAAAGGAGCATACATTGAGCTTCGTAATGGTCTTCAAAAATACCTTGATGCAAAGTCAATTAATGGAATGAAAGCAATCTCATCAGACAGGCTGGAAGCTACCATTATTATCGATACACTAAGAGGCCGAGACGAACGAGAAGAGTTTATTACAGACCTCAAAAGCAATAAGTGTCTATATGAAGGTTCATTCATGAATAAAGCATTAAATGGAGTCTTCAATTTCGACAGAATAGATCAAATAGCCAGTTCAGAATGAAGTAAAGGAGGAGCTTGTCATGGACGAAAAAACAGTGATAGTAGGAAAAATGTCAAAAAAGACTGCCATAATACCCTTAATCATAGGGGGCTGCTTATTCATTTTGGGGTTTTTACTATATTCAGTTAATTTTGGTGGCGCTAAGATTAGTTCGTATAGTGGAAACAAGAAACCTTTTGGAGATTTACTGTTCTTTACATCATCCACAAATTCTGTAATTACAGTTATTCTATATCTGGGATTGCTGTTAATGGTTATTGGTGTTATTTTTTACATTGCGGTCTCTAAGGTATCTATCACTGTTACTGATAAACGAGTATATGGTACTGCGACATGGGGAAAGCGAGTTGATCTACCTTTTGACTCAATTTCGGCTGTTTCAACCGCAATGTTTAATAGCATTGCAGTTGCAACATCTTCAGGATCAATTAAGTTTTCCTGTATTGAAAACTATGAAGATGTACATAAAGAAATCAGCAAATTACTTATCGATCGCCAAAATGCTGGGAAGAGTACAATTATCGTTGAGAAAGAAACAGTTGCTGACAAAGATATTGCGGCTGAATTAAAAAAATACAACGAATTACTGAAAGAGGGTATTATCACACAAGATGAATTTGATGCAAAGAAAAAGCAATTATTAGAGCTATGATATTATTCATCAAGCATAAAATGTAAAGCTCGCAGTTCGCTGCGAGCTTTTTCTTTTTATGTTCAAAAGTTCTCCCAGACGTTATAAAAATCAGCCCTAAGCAGGCATGGGAAGGCAGAGGGATGGATAAGTTCCCTCAGAAGGGAGAACGAGAAAATGCAAGTTACAAAAATCACAACCCCTGCTGAACCTGCTGTGCCCAAGGCGCATCAGCTTTCTGAGAAGCAGTTATACGACGAGATCAACTATCACCGGGCCGAGGGGCTGTCAAAAAAGATGCTGGAAAAAGGGCTCATCACCCCTGATGAATACGACAAACTCCTGGTCGAAATCCGGAAGATATTTGTGCCAATTTTGGCGGAGCTCTTATGAGAATTGAGTTGATATGTGTCGGATAGTATCGCAACATTGGACTACGATCAGGAGGCGAGACCATGAAAAAGATAACGAGAATTGAGCCCACGGCGGCGCAGCCCGTGATGACAAAAACGAAAGTCGCTGCCTACTGCAGGGTCTCCACCGAAGCGGATGCCCAGCTTGTCAGTCTGGAAACACAGAAAAGCCATTATGAAGAGCTCATAAACGCAAACCCGGACTGGGTGTTCGCAGGGCTTTATTACGACGAGGGCATCAGCGGGACCAGTAAGGAGAAGCGGCCCGCGTTGCAGCGGATGATCGCAGATTGTGAAGCTGGAAAAATAGACCGGGTCTTAGTTAAGTCATTATCGAGATTTGCCCGCAATACCACGGACTGCTTGGAGCTGACCAGAAAGCTGCTCGGCCTCGGGGTGACGATCTACTTTGAGAAAGAGAACCTCGACACCGG